GAGCAAGAGACTGTCCCTGGTAAGGAAGAAGAGGAAGAGGTTAAAATTGGGGTTGGGGTTGAAGTTGGAATTGATGAATTGAAAAAAGCGATAAGTGTTTTACGTGAGATACCAGAAACAGAAAACCAAAAGATGGTTGAATTATTGAGTTAGAGGGAGGTATGAAAATGCCGGACGAAAAGAAACCGGAAAAAGAAGATGAACGTAAAATCCGTCCAGAGCGATTTTATGAAGATGACCCCGAAGCCGCTTTTGAGATAGTATCGAGAGGCAAGCCAAAAAAGCAAGATGACAAAAAAGAGTGAATTGCTTACATTGCTGATTGAAACGGCTACAGTTGCTTTAAAGACCAAGGCCAAAATGGTCAAAAGGTCTAGGCAACGTAATACTAGCCGTAAAATCTTTGAACGCCATGCTCAGCAGATTGAGGATGCTATGGCAACGGCTATTGCTCCATTGATTGAGGAGCAAGTAGCGTCTATGAAAGAAGGGTTATTGGAGCTAGGGGGCTCTGCAAAATCCACAATTACTAGTGACCAAGCCCAGGCTTTAGCAGCCCAAGTTTTTGACCCTAACGATCAAAAATGGAAGGACAGTTTATTGGACAAAGCTTTGCCTGTTATGGTTGAGCCTATGCTAAAAGCCATGAAGGCAGGGATGGTAGAGGCGGGTATAAACCCAACTAAAGGGCTGAAATCTAATGCCTAGCACAGCATCACAATGGTTAGCAGACAATGCGGGTGACGTAGAGGGTCTAGCCCAAGTGTTGCTTGACAATGGTGTGTCTGTCGATTTCTTAACAGAGTACCCGAACTGGATGAAACAAGAGGTAGCCAATCATTTAGCAGACACTTTCAAACAGCCGTATTGGGATGATATACACAAGACATTTTTAGGCGATGCTGAAAAGTATTTAGGTTCTGGGTTAAGGGACGGAAAATCAATAGTACAAATGGCTAATGAAATAGCTGAATCTTATGCTGGTCAAGGCTCGGCTGAATATGCCAAGATGAGAGCAACGACAATAGCAAGGACAGAATCCACGAATGCCCTAAATGGTGCGAGGAAAGCTGGTATGGATCGTCTGACAAACGATCCTCAATTGATGGGCACGATGAGGCCGGTATGGCTAAGCGTACTAGGCACAACCACAAGGGATACACATGCCTATTTAGATGGTGTACCGGCTGATAAAGACGGGATGTGGGTGTTAGCTGGATACAAGATACCATGGCCAGGGCACATTAGTTTGCCACCTTCGGAAAGATGCAATTGTTTTCCTGCTGGTACATTAGTACAAGGTGATTTTGTTGGGGCACAACGAGGATGGTACGAGGGGATTTTTACCGAAATCATACTTCGCAAAGGGAGGCGGGTCACCGTTACCCCACAACACCCAATAGTAACCTCTAAAGGACTTGCTCCGGCAAGCAGTATTCAACCAGGTCAAAAGGTCATGACCTATAATGCTGAGGTTGATATTACGCCGTTCATGGCTTCTAGTGGCAATGAGATAGAGAACAAACCAGCCCCTATTGAGCAAGTATTCGAGGCGTTCTTTTTGGGGACGTATTTTGATTTCAGGTCTGCCACTAAAGTCAAAAGAGCTCAAATAAACGATTTCTATGGCGATGGAAAATTCTTTCATGGCAATGTCGATATTGTAAGGACCAACTGGAAATTGTTGAAGGACGGGAAATTCGGCCAATTTGAGAAATGCGGTAATTCTATCCTCGTCTTTGAAAATCGAGAGTTGCTTCAAAAACTTGGTTTTGGCTCTAGTGCACTTAACATCAATGGAGTCGATTTGGCCCCGTCTAGCTTTCCAAGCCTTGCCCAAAGTACATTGAATCATATCAGGAGATTTGAAATCACGCCAACGGGCTCGTTGTCCATCGGAATGGCTTCTAATTTCGATACCAGCCTCAACAAATCTGCGAGACAAGACGGTACGATTATAACCAGTTTCCTTAGAGAGTCGTTGCAAAGGCACTCCAGATTTGTAGCGTTCGATGATGTTGTTCAAGTTCGGAATTTCTATTCGGCGGGGCATGTTTATGATCTCCAATCTAAATATGGGTTGATTGTAGCCTCTGATCCACATTGTAACATGCCAGGGGGCATTGTCAATAGCAATTGCCAATGCACTATTGTAATGGAACTGGGTATGCAAGACCCCGAAGCATTGGATTTGATAGGGGAGTATAATAGTATAGTAGAGGGAGAGAATAAAGCGTTAAACTTTGAAAATAAGGATAATGAATGATAATGGCTAATCGAAGAAACCGAAGAGCAAAGCGGAACATGAATGTACTGCATTCCAGTTCTGTAGATACTATACAATTAGGAGCGGCAGTTGAAAGCAGATTCCTTGATGTATTGGGTACTTGGAGAAGGATTCATGGCACCGAATTAGTACCACCAAAAGAATTAGACAGTGCTATGTTGGCATGGAGAACTATGGTGAGTAGGCATATGAAAGGCGATTTTCGTAATACTGAACAGGAATTACTATTAGTACAAGAAGTTGCACAATGGACTGTTGATAAGAATTGTGAGCTGAGAAACCAGCCACTAAAAAAAGTGTTGTGGCCTCATTGAAAAGAAGTAGATATAATGGATGAAGAACAAATAAAACGTGTAAAAAGACAACAACGGTACGATCAAGATATCGAAGATCTTCTGAATAACATGCCCAATACTTGGTATAGGATGTATATTAGGCTTCAAGAGGAAGGGTTCGATAAATCAGAAGCCATGGATGTATTATTTCATTACATGTGTGTTACTTTTAGTAGTTGATAATCATATGCACTTAATTGGACAAGCAAGACCGCGTATAGCAGATGTAAATTGCAGCCGCTTGCATTTTGATCCAGGCGACCGGGTTCTTGTCCGTACCACACATAGGTTAGAAAAAGAATCCGAAAGGAAGTTAAGAAGGTCCATACAAAAATGGGCAGGCTGCGAAGTTGAGGTGCTTATTTATATAAAAGTGGAAAAGAACAATGCCATTAGAAGATAGTCGATTCAGAAAAGCAGTAAAAAGTGATGAACACCTTGCTGTTTTTTTGAGAACAATGAGGAAGTTTGATGCAGATTTTTGTGATTTGATGTTGGGAAAAGAAGACTTTACGCTAAAGATGGAAGTTAGGGGTGCGGAAGGTAAAGTGATACATTGTAGAGTACAAAAAGATGCATTTGACCGACCAAAAGATGCTCCAAAGAAAGAGGATTACCGATGATAGTATAAAATAAAGTTCCTATTGGTAAAAAGGTCTTGATTCCCTATATTTAGAAGTATCAGAAATCAAGGCGTTCGTAGAAGAAGTTGCGATCTGGTAAAATCAACCATTTCGTAACTTTTTTTATTGTAGGACAGACAAATGAGTAAGAATGTAACCTTTGGATTAGGACCGGCAGTATCACTATCATCCCGAACACTAACCGTCACACGTATGCGAAGAGCAGGTGATGATTCTGCCATAACTGCCGCACATGATGCTGATGCGGGGGCTGCTGCTGAAAGCGTTGTTGTTGCATTGGCAGACAATACGATGTGGCAGGCCATTTTGCAGGATACCATAACAGGTGGTGGGGGGGTAGTTGCAGGCGTTGTGGCTGATTTAAACGCAACCCCTGACGTATTGAATTTCCATACTGGCTCACTTCAATTTCCTGGTCCGAAGACTGGTGATAGACTTTGTATTTTGTACATGGAAGACCTTTCCAGTTCTAGTAGTTCTAGTTCAAGTAGTTCTAGCTCTACTAGTTCCAGTTCTATGAGTTCTAGTTCTGCAAGTTCTACAAGTTCACCTTCTAGTACTTCCAGTTCGAGTACCTCTAGTTCTAGTACCTCTAGTTCTAGTAGTTCCAGTTCTATGAGTTCTAGTAGTGCTTCTAGCTTTAGTTCCAGTTCTGCTTCCAGTACTTCAAGTACTTCTAGTTCGAGTAGCTCGTCTACAAGTAGTATTTCGACAAGTAGTATTTCTACAAGCAGTTCTAGTATGTCATCTAGTAGTACAAGTAGTGCAAGTAGTGTAAGCAGTTCGTCCTGGTCAACTAATTCTAGTAGCTCCAGTTCTACAACTTCTTTAAGTTCCAGTTCTAGTAGTTCCAGTCCGTCTAGTGTTTCGAGTTCTAGCTGGTCAACCTAAAAGGATTAAATAATGCCTATCGAAAAACATTTACCAGATAATCAATTCAATAACATTATCCGATTGGTTAAAATGGCCGATTTGGATAGGGTGAAGCACATTAAAACTGCTACATTCTTAGCCTTGAAGAGGTTGAAAACCAAAAGACGTGTAGTCAATGCCAAAAAGAAAATACCTAAAGGCAGTGACCAAGTTGATATTGGTTCATTTATTACTTGGATGTCTAAGGTGCAAGTAGGTGACAAAAAAGCTATTGAACAAATCGTTGCAATAGATGCCACTGCCTGTCGAAGGGTAGAGGGGTAACCATGTTTCTGAGCTATGAGCAAGTTGTTGCTTCTAATGTCGTTAAGACATTGGCTGATTTAACTGTTCCAGCCAATGCCACAATGGCGGTGTTACAGGCAGATACCAACGATGTGCGTTACACCATGGACGATACTACTGATCCTACCCAAACAAGTGGAATGGTGCTATTAACATCCTTGCCTGCGGAGTTATTCCTTATTGAGGACATAAACCGAATCCGGTTTGTAAGAGGGGCGGGAACAAATGGTAACTTGAACATACATTATTTTGCTGCGAGGGATATCTGATCCCTATTCCAAAACCAAATAAGAATGAGAAAAAAGATGCCTTTACTTCCAGGTGCATGGCAGATAGTGTTATGCAAAAGGAATATCCTGATGGGAAGCAGCGGCTTGTTATTTGCTCCGCCCAATGGAAAGACAAGGAAAAATCTACGATGAATGACAATGACTGGTTAATTGACCAAATAAGAACCCGTGATAAAAAGACCCAGTTCGGACGGGGTATTTTAACAGCGGATAGGTTTGTGCGTACCCTAGCGGATGCTGCTGGTTTAGATGCTTGTTATCAGTACGCATCAAACAAAACAACCAGTTTTGATGATATCATACAAAAAGCATCTCGTACCTTAGTCTATAGTAATGATGAAATGGATTTGGAGGAAAAAGCAACCTCTTCGTTTCAATTCAAAGCTTTAATGGAAGGTGCGGGAGAAGAAGTCAGGCTTCCAAAAAACACATTGATGGTTTTTCGGCACAAGTTAACCACTTCTATGGAAGATAGAGACAAGGATATTTTGCATAGTAAAGGGATGAATCTTGATCCTAAAATGTTGTTGTTATGGCAGCATATACATACAATGCCGTTGGGTCCGTATCTCTATACAGTTAGCCAAGATGATAAATCAGTCAGGGTTGTTTCTGCAATTGTAGATATGAATGACACTACCCATGATGCTGCTGTAATGATTGACAACGGAATGGGTCGGTTTAGCCATGGATTTAAAGCTGTGTCTTTTGAGAAGCGGAAAGACACAAAAGGCAAGGAGACTAATGGATTTGAAATACACCAAGCAGATGTAATGGAAGAATCCTTAGTATCAGTTCCGGCTAATGTGGGAGCTGAAACAGAAGAAGTGTTGCTATCCTTAGTAGAGGGTGGCAAATTAACTTCTCCGATGATGAAATCAGTTGGAGAGACTATAAGAAACAATAGATCAAAGCAAGTTCAAGGGATTGAAATTATATACCGCGAAAGTGATGGTAAGCATCAAAAAGAGGTGACATGTTCATCATTAAGCGATTTGAAGGCTGCTGCTGACAGTGGCTTACTTGATTTAAAGGAGGACGAAGATGGAGACCAGTCAAGAGATCAACGAGTTGAGGGAGAAGGAACAGAAACAAAGGCAGAGCCCAGCACATCAGAAGAAGCCGATGTCGATAGAGACGAAGGAACAGATGAAGAAACAATGCCCGGTGACAAGGAAGTAAAAAAAGAAGATTTCAGTTGTGAGTGTTTAGAATGCGGGCACACAACTGAAACGAAAGAACATTGCCGGGAGATTGAATGTTCTGAGTGTGGGGGGGAGATGAGAAGGGCCGAGAGGCCGGGTCCAGGAAAGAATGTAAAAGGAGCCTATGTGGATTTGGAAGGTTCCTATGAAGATTTGAAAGACAAGCTAAGGAATCTTTTAGTAAAAAAACATAATGATAAAGGTATTGATATAGTTGCTACATATCCAAATCAATTGATTTACAAGGTATGGAATAATTCAATTGGAAGTGCTGATGTATTTGAAGATACATTTTATTTGGTTGGTTGGAAAATAGAAAACTCAATACCAGTACTTGACGGAGAATCGGAAGAAGTAACTGTATCTGGCGAAGTGCGTAAAAAGTATTTTGGCACAGAAGAAAAAGCGGGCAGGGTCATTTCCAAAAAGAATGAAACCGCTATAAAAGAAGCTAGGGATGACATAAAAGCAGCTAGCCAAATGGAAGGTTTAGCTCGTCCTTGTAGAGCTTTATTGGTGTCTGCTCATAGAGGTTTGGGCAGTGTATTAGATGCATTAGGTACCATGGGAGAAGCCTCCCTTGATATAGAAGTAAAGGATGTCATGGTGGCATTCCTTGCGAAAGCGAATGCTGAAGAGCGTAAAAAGATGCAAGATATGCTTACTGCATTTTCCATGGTGGAAGATTGTAAACGTACAACCAAATTGTATCATGCTTTAGGCAAATAAATATGCTGCAATGGTTGTGGTGTATGAAATAGTCGGTTACTTAAACGAAAAGGGAATCATTAAAATGACCTTAACCGAAAAACTTAAAGGTTGGCTAGTTGCCAACAAGAGCATCGAAAAAGATGCCGGGGATGAAGAATTTAGAAAAGCTGCTAGTGATGCCCTTGTAAGTGGCGATCTTGCAACGTCTAAGTTCACTGAATTGTGTACGGATGAACAAGACAAGGAAGCCTTGGTGTTTACACAAAAACTTGACCGTCTAGCTGATGGTCTTGAAAAAGCTGTTTTGGCAATGACGCCGAAAGAGAAAGAGAAAAAGGATGTGGTCATCGTGGATGATCCTAAAAAATCCGAAAAGACAGAAACCAAGGAAACCAAGGAAATTAAGCCAGTATCTAAGATGGCTAAAATGATTGGTGAATTGGGCGGAG